TTAGACCGAATGATTGTCCTGATGGAGCAGATCCTTAGTGTTCTTGAACTTCAGGAAACATCGAAGACTACCCGCAGGCAGAAGGCTCGTAAGCAGAACGACCTGATCTATACCGAAGAGTTCGGATACTTCTGGGATGCCTATCCTCGGAAGAACAACAAACGCAGTGCTGCTCAGGCTTATCACCGAGCGGTAGAGGAACTCGAAAAGACAAGAGAGTTTGAAGGTGAGGGTGTTGATACACCGCATGAGTATTTGGTGTGTCGTGCAATCCAGTACAACGCAGCGTGGTCACCAGCTCGCTTAGCCAGCGAGGGAGACTACCGACAGCACGCATCAACTTGGCTGAATCAGGGGAGCTATCTACACCCTGAAGCATGGGGTGGATTTGCAGAGAATGTACAGAGAGGGCCAAAGTGGGAACCGACACAGGGTTAATCCTTAAACACTTCGCAGGCAGACAGGATGTCATTGCTGCTCAGAAACCTGGCGGTAACTTTCGTCCGTACACTCAGACTCCACCTAATGCGGAGGAGTTTGATAGCAACCACCGTGCAGGTAAACTGTGCTACGGCTTCTACCCACTGCGATCCGACAATACAGTCACACTCACATGTGTTGATATCGACAACCATGCTAGTTCACCGAATCCTGAGTGGATGGAAGAGGTCAACAAACTGTACTACTATTTGACCGAGCAGGGATTCCCTGTTTATGTCGAACACTCAGCTAACAGTGGCGCACACCTCTGGATCTTCTTCAAGCATCCTGTGGAAGCATACAAGCCACGAGCATTCTTTCGACTGGTAGCAAGCCAACTCGATATGGCTCTCACTGAAGTCTTCCCAAAGCAAGAACGCTTACGTGGTAAAGGCTATGGCAACCTGATTCGATATCCGTTCTGGAACAAGAGTCACTTCGTTGATGTCGATGAAGACTGGAAGCCAATTGATCTGGATGAAATTAAAACCGCTGATCCAGATGATATGCAGGAGTTCGCTGCACGATTACATACACGACTCATACCAGCTACACCTGTACAGGTTGATGGTGATCTACCCTCAGCCATTGCGACCTTCATACGAACCAACCCGAACGATTCTCTTAGCAAGCGATGGCATGGATCAAAGGAAGGATTGGCTGATGCCAGTAATTCGGGATTGGTGATGTCCATGACCAAGCTGGCTGTCAAGCGTCACTTCCCTACCGTTGATATCGAACAGATGATTCGTGTTTGGTGTTATGAGAATCGGTACGAGAAAGGTAGCAGAGATGATTGGGTAATTGGTACAGTCCAGAAGGCTTATGTTTATGTTCAGGAGAAACCTGCCAGCCATCACTCACAGTCTACGATCCACGACTGCTCAAACCACTTCCTAGATCTACTGGGGACACAGAACTATTACAGCACCGGAATTTCCTCGTTGGATCTCGCTGGCTTACGCATCGCTGCTGGTGAGATGTGGGTGTACGGAGCGAGGCCAGGGATGGGGAAAACTGCTCTTGGCTTGCAGCTGCTCTACCACAACTCAAAGAACGGTGTGAAGACGCTCTTCCTATCCGCTGAGATGGGTGAGTATGAGATCGGCAGACGCAACGTGCAAACCATCGTCGGTGGTTTCGAAGATGAGTGGGTGCAGGACAAAGCACTGGTACGACGCAAGCTGGAAGCCTACTACAACACCGATGGTGTGGTTCCAACCCAGTTTAGGATCGTCGGTACAGTCGAAGATTGTGAGAACGCTATCAGATCCAGCGTCAAAACACATGGTATCCAACTGGTGTGTGTTGATTACATCCAGCTGCTCACAGGTGACGGTACAAATCTCTATGAGCAAACCACCAACACAAGCAAAAGATTAAAAGCCATCTGCCGTGACTATGGGGTCGCAATGCTGACACTCAGTCAGCTCGTGCGTGACGTAGACAAACGTGACAAGTTGGAGATGAACCTCAGTGACTTAGCTAACTCAGGTGGTATCGAACGTGATGCCTGTGGAGTAGCGACCGGATACTGGTGGGCGAAGAGCAACGACCCTAGTGCAGATAAGACCGCATACGATGTGTTTCTCCTGAAACGCAGAAATGGTCCGGTCAACCGAAACAAAGTACGAATTGATTTTGATGGATCAAGGCAACTATTTAGTTCAAAGGAGTGAGCAATGCCTAAATGTAAATGGTGCGAACGCACTTACCACTATGTCGCACAGTTTGAGGAGCTCTGTGATACGTGTCACAGGAAGTATGTCGAACGGCGAGACTTCGAATGTGATGTCAACGGAATGCCAGCGGATGATGCGACTGAAGAGGAGATCTGGGCATTGTGTTATCCCAGAACTCATGAGGCTGAAGCAATCATTGATGCACGTATTAAACGTGTCACTAAGCAGATCCAAAACACTTGGAGTGAGGAGCAACGCATTAGTAGGTCAGTGCAAAAAAAAAGAACGAGGCGAGTGTCTCGAAATCAAGTCAATTGGGCAAGGGCGAAAAGGAAATGGTCAGGTGGCTCGAATACATTGGTAACCTCTGGTTTTTTGGAATGAAAAATGGGTAAAGCATCAAGAGACAAAGGCAAAAGGGGCGAACGGGAAGCGGCAGCTATCCTGAACCGACTGTATCCGAACTGCAAGGCGTATCGTAGCCAGCAATTTTCAGGCGCGAACCATGACGCTGATATCGAATGTGATATCGATGGGATTCATTTTGAGGTCAAACGTCAGGAGCGTATGCAGCTCTACAAGTGGATGCACCAAGCTGAAGCTGACAAACGATACAGCGAGATCCCTGTTGTGTTGACCCGAAAGAATCAGGAGGACTGGCTGCTGTCTGTGAAGCTGGATGACCTGCCCGCATTGATCGAAGCATTTAATGAACTTGGAGACACATCATGACAGATCCAGAGATCCTAAGTATTCCAGCTAACTCCTTCACGATTAGCTATCAACCCGACTCAGATCGCATGGCTGTGTTTGGGAAGCCAGATGGAGGTCCGAATATTGTGATTCACTTCACGGTTAAAGATGCCGGTTTCTTCCATCATCAGTTCTCGGAATTCCTGGAGAACCAGCAGCGTGCAAGATAACGTGAATCATCCAGAGCATTACACTCAGTCGAGACTCGAATGTATTGATGCCATCGAGGGGCTAGGTCTGGACTTTCATCAAGCACAGGTGCTGAAGTATGTCTATCGCCATCGCTATAAGAGTAGCGAACTTGAGAAGCAGCTTGAGGATCTACACAAGGCTGAGTATTACCTAAAACGATTGATCCATCTGGCAGAAGAGCGGATCGAGGAAAGAGATTGCATATGAATTGCTGGCACTGTGGAACTGAGCTTATCTGGGGTGGTGACCACGATTACGAGGATAGCGACTCGTTTGACATTATGACGAACCTATCGTGCCAAGGCTGCAATACCCATGTAATCGTGTATCACTCATTTACCCCTGATGAAGATTAACCAAGCCTCGCTGACACATGAATGCGAATGCCAACAGCCTTGGCCATCTGGTACAGCTTATCCCATGACGGCTCGCGCTGTCCTAGCTTGAAGCGACTCCACATTGCTTGAGTGAAGTTGCCTGTTTTCGCGCATGCTGTGTTGATGGAGATTCCTTTAGCCTTGCGAGTCTCTTCGATGAAGTCTAGCAGTTGCTGTTTAGTTTCAATTTTCACGGATCACCTCACATCTCTTCAGGATCTTCCACACGTTGCTGCGTGTCCAACCATTGCCAGACCTGCTCGGAACACCATTGCGGTTGAGCGTGGCTGCAATGTCAGAGAAGCCCTTTCCTTCACTTCGGTAACGGCGAATCTTACGCAGTATCGGATGCTCGTGTAAACAGGGAATCAACTTGGAATCATCTTCAGGATCTGTCGTGAATCCGAAAGGCAGATTGGCTGATAACCTCCGACCCTTCTTGCGAAGATAGTGCATCGAACTGCGAGTACGCTCAGCGATTGTCTCACGCTCCCACTGGGCAATAGTCGCAAACATGTTAGCGATCATGCGACCAGCTGCGGTGCTTGTGTCAATCGAGTCGTAAACACTGATGAGAACCTTCGATGATTTGTCGAAGATCTCCATCAGGTCGCACCAGTCACGAACAGACCTTGAAAGCCTGTCGAGCTTGGTAATTATCACGCCATCAATGTCCTGTGTTTTCAGGGCTTCCAGCACGGCTTGTAACCCTGGGCGATCAGTGTTCTTTCCACTGACTCCCTCGTCTTTGAATGTGTCAACAATCTCGTGATCGTGCAGGCCAGCAAAGGCACAGGTCTTTTCAACCTGCGCCTCGATGGTCTGCTGATCGCCAGTGCTAACCCTTGCGTAGGCGATTAATCTC